GAAAAACTCTTTGCAAAATACGGATTTATGATATAATAGATAAGGCTGGTTTACGCGGAGAGGTGTCCGAGTGGTCGAAGGTGTTTGACTCGAAATCAAATGTACGGCAACGTACCGTGGGTTCGAATCCCACCCTCTCCGCCAAGCAAATATGCGCCCTTTCGGGCGCTTTTATATTTTGACTACATGATATCAAATGTACTTTGACTACATTTTGACTACATTATGTAATTTTTAAATCCAATAAATCCGAGGCTTTGGTTGCCGCTATTTTATCTTGGTCTGGTGTGACGTGTGAATAAGTGTCCATTGTTTGCTGAAAGGTAGAGTGCCCCAGCCGGGCTTGTACGATTTTAAAGTGTACGCCAGACTTTAATAACAGCGTGGCGTGTGTGTGGCGAAGGCTGTGGAAAGAAAAGCCTTCTGGCATACCTGATATGTTGCCGTAGTTTTTTGCTGCTCTAGAAACTCTTTCGGGATTACGAGGTGAGCCATCAGTATTGGGGAATACCAAGTCATTATCAAGATAGTTTAGGCTTTTTAGCCTTGCTTCAATAACGGTAAGGCGTTGCTTTTTAAAAATTTTAATGGCATTGTCACTGATATATATAGTTCGTTTGCTTGACTTATTTTTTGTTGTTTGAGAGATAACTGTTTTTGTGCCGACTTTTACAACAGGTGTAGATATTGATAGCGTTTTGTTTTCATAGTCTATATCTTGCCAGCGTATGCCTAACAGTTCGGAACGGCGGAAACCTGTTTCTAGGGCAATGTAAAACAATCGGTAATATTCTTCTGTTTTGACGCTATTTAAAAACGCGATAACTTGCTCTTTTGTTAATGCAATTTTTTTACGAACAGGGTCTTTTCGTGGTTTTTTTATTTTGTCCATCGGATTTTTCAGAAGTAAATCATCATCAACGGCCAACTTCAATGAGGCTTTGAGTAAGGTGTGCATGTAATCGACATATCTGGCGGAAAGCCCAACGTCCTTTTTGTTTAAGAGAAAGTTTCTTAAAAGGGGCGAGTTAATTTCGGACAGCGTGTAACGCCCCAAATCGGGGCGCAAATGGTGATTTATGATGAATTCGTAGTTTTTTAGCGTTGCTTGTGATATGTTGGCGCTTATATACTCCAACCATGTGTCTAGCCATTCGTCATATAAAATGTCAGACGAATAAACATTTTTACTCTGTGCCTGTTCAAAGGCTTCTTGTTTACTTTCAGCTTCCGCTTTTGTCGAGCCGTAGAAAAACTTGCGTTTCCCGTTATATGTTTTTGTGATAACTATTCGTCCGTCAGCTCGTTTCTTTTTTCTAGCCATAAAAAATCAGCTCCTTTACTGTAATTTGAGTATGCAGTAGCAGAGCTGAGTACAATATGATATAATTATACTGTAATCAGCTCGCTATGGGGTGGGCGTTACGTTGACCGTTCCTGTTGGCGCAGGGCGGTCTTTTTTATTTTGGTTCCATAATTACTTCCTTTGCCAGCAAAATGATCAAGTAGTTTGTCTACTTGATTAGTATAGGGATATTTTTATTTAATAAAATCATTCTTTATATAATCCTGTGCTTTCCCAATAATCAATAAATGCAATTTTTTGTTGAAATGTTGGAATATTATTTAGTGCAACAAGATAGTTGGATCGAGATGAATCAGAATTACACCACTGCTTAAATTTTTCTAATTTTGCATTTTGTTCAGCAAGCATCTTGTGTGCAGCAACTGCTAGGGGTTTAAAGTTGCCAGTAAAACGATCTGTTTCTAATTCGTAAGCTGCTGGATTGGCATATTTGTTGATAGATTGGTTAAACGTACACGCATCACGGAAACAACCGCGCACTGCATTTTTAGTATTTATACGAGGGTCTTTTTGTGAAAAAATATCTCTGCCTAATGCAAATGTTCCTGTTGTATATGACTTTATGCCGTAATCGTGAGCGTACAGCTCATTGTCCTTAGAATCAATAATCGCCTCAAACAAATGAACATTTGTCGTTGGAGCTACACCAGTTTTTGTTGCTCCATAAGTGTTCTGATAGTAGTCGACTGATGTTCCTTGCCCTTCTAAACTGATTTTTAAAATAAAAGGTGTTTGATTTATTTTTACCATTTCTAAGAATTCGGCAGTTGTATTAAAATCTTCATAAGGTAATTGTCTTATTTCTTCGACAATAAATCTTTTACCGTAATGATTTCTAAGTTCTTTTTCTAGCTCTTCTTTTCCGGCAATCATGTCTTCTTTAGAGTTTTGACATTGAAGAATTGCATTTGGAACTCTGTAAAACAAAACAATCTTTTTAGTAGGTTTTGGAGCATTGGCAAAGGCTAGATTGCAAGCAAAACAAAAAGCCCCAATAATAAACAGTATTTTTTTCATCATAAACAACTCCCTAAATATAATTTCTCACTGACATAACAACTTTACCAACTATTGTTACAGGTTCGTCCTTATTATAAACGTGGTCGGTAAATTTCACGTCAGTTGAGTTAGGTTTAAATATAATCTTATCACCAGCATTATAAAAGTGTTTTAGGCTGTATTCGTGCTCTTTGCCAAACACAACTAAATCACCGTCTTTTAGGCTATCGGCGTTTACATCTGTTTTTACTGCAACAAATGAGCCGCTAGGAATGACTTTATTCATTGATTCGCCATTTACACGCATAATGATAATGTGCTTGTTGCCTGCGTATTTGCCCATGATAGCGTCTGATATGCCTATTGTGGGCAATTCCTTTATCCCTTCTATCGTGCAGGGCATACCGGCTGCTACAGCGTCAGGAATGAAGGGGTATTGTGGAACTTCGACCGAATTAAAAGTTCTTTTTTCTTCAATCAGGTCTGATTTTTGTATCCCAAAATAATTAGCTAACAATTCTATCTTATCTATTCGAGGATACTTTTTGCCGTTAATCCATTCGGCAAATGTAGAATATTTTATGCCGAGGTCTAAGCAGACTTGTTGACGGTCTTTGTTGTGTTCAAACATATATCTTTGTAAGTTTTTAGCGAACGTTTCTTTATTGCCCAAAGCCATCATTATAACCTCCTTTGTGCCTGTTTCCATTATATGCGCAAAGTGTAAAAAAATCAAGGAATTAATAAAAAAATACATTTTAAGTGTTGACATTACGCTTAAAGTGTAGTATATTAAATAACAAGAAAGGGGGGCGAGCAATGGGAATGTCTTTAAAGGCGGCAAGAGTAAACAGGAATTTAAAGCAACAAGAAGCCGCGAAATTACTTAAAGTATCGGTTTATACGCTGATTAACTGGGAAAAGGGCAAAAGTTATCCGAACGCCATTCAAATCAAAGATATAGAAAAAATTTACAAAATATCCTATGATGATATTATTTTTTTGCCCCGACTATACGCTTAAAGCGTAAATGAAAGACGCAAAGGGAGCGTAATCAAAATAAGCATAGCAAGGCTCTCGGCAACGCCTAGCCCCGCAACTCAAGTGTAGAAAGGAGTAAGAGTATGAACAATGAAGAAAACGAAAAAATCGTTCAACTGTTGGAACAGCTGAACGATAACCTAAAGAACATTGCAAGGAGCGTTAAGAGTGTTCAAGAAATCCAATTCTGTTTGGCCGTATATCGGGTTGATCCGACAAGTCAACTGTCACGAGATTTAACGGCTGCGCTTCTGCAGGGAGCAAAAGAGTGGTGTGAATCCCTTGGCTAGATTGTCCTGCAAATATAAGGTAGTTGTCGCCAACCCGACCAATTCGTGTAACTTCAAATTGAGGGTAGTTGATTAAAAATACTTTCAATTCTTGAGTTGAGGATAATTCAGCTTCTCTAAATTTAATGAACTTCATAATATCTTAATAAATATTTTTGGCTAACACAATAATCACCTCCTTCCAATGCAATTATAGCACAGGAGAGCAGAAAGGAGCGTAGTATGTTAGAAGATTGGCGGGATTACCGTCGCTACATAAGAAGCAGGCAAGACATAGGAGCTAAAGGCGTTAAGTATTATTTCTTCTGCTGTATACCGATGGTATCTAATCAGTTTTTAGAGGAGTTACCGTTTGAAGATTGGTTACCGCTGATTGTTTCAATAGCTTCTTTGCTTATTTCGATTTTCACATATTGTTCAGTAGATTGAGATTTATTATATGCCAATATTGCAACAAGTAAAGCTATGGCTGATATTAGAATTGGAACTATTTTCCAAAACCTAAATTCCCTTAATGCTTTTGATTTGGTGCATTTTTGAACGGATTGGTTTTGCAAAGCCATCCTTCCTAAAGGTGTAACAAAAACAAATTCTGTTTCAATGGTTAATGTCATTCCGCCACTTTTTTCAACAAATTTTTTATATTCGATGTAGCTGGTATCTGGAATTATTTCTTGCCTTACTTCTGTTAGCGTCCCACCTTGGACAGAACGATTTATAGCTATAGGATTTGTGTAACGTGGAGTTGACAAGAGCTTTAAACGATATTTAGTGGCATATTTATCATTTGGGAATTTTTTTAATATGTTGCTTTCTGTAACCTTTTCAAACTGATCAATGAAATTTAAAATTTCATAATCAATATCAAGTAATTCCAATAAAATCACAACCTTTCAAGTATTTACCAAAATTATACCACAAACCACAAGGCGCATAGAAAGGAGTAAACATGGAAGCCGCACAGGACATCAATTTAAGAGATAAAATAACAGTTACTTTAGCTGATGCAGCAAAATTAACCGGTATTGGCAGAGCTAAGTTGGAAGAACTAGCTAAAGGCGATATCAAATTTCCTAGCTTCAAAGTGGGAGTAAAAACATTGATCCATGTGGAATTGCTAAACAAATACTTAGCCGAAAAAGCTACTATGCGTGTCGGAGAAAAAACGATGAGCAAAAGAGTTGCCGAAATAATAGCGAAAAGGGAGGAGAGAGAATGATGAAAAAGTTTGTTGAAACAGCTAACCAATCAGCAAAAGCTTGTGTTGTTGGGTTATATGGCGCATTGGAGATAGTTAAAACGTATCCTGGTGTAATTATAGTAACCCTTGCAACAATCTTCGCAGTGGGCAGAATAGCGTATATTTCAGGCGTTCTGAGGGGGAAGGGGTTATGATTAGAGATTTTACCGTAGCAACTACTGCGATATTTGTCGGAACATACATTGCTATTATGGCTGCTGTAGTGACTGTAGGGGTGTTGAGATGATAGGCAAAAGAAAAAGAGCTACCGAAGTTACAGCTTCGATAGCTCAGGTGGACTGTAAATTTTACGAGGTTTAGCGTCCACCTTCATTTTAGCAGAGCGAAGGTGATTTGTAAATGGATAAGTTACAGCAGGAAAAAATCGATCGTTTGAATACTGCAGTAGAAATAATAAAAAAGACGTTTTCAGAACCAGTTAAATTTCCGGTCCGTTCATCTCCGTATCCAGTCGTTGTATGTGTACATTGTGGATGTAGAGTGCCAATAGAGGATACACGCTGTAGATGCGGCGGTCAAACTTTTAGAGAGTTTTAGGAGGACGTAGAAATGAATGAGAAAGAAAAGTTAGCGGCCTTTCGTGCGCTTCAGCAGGCATACGGTGAGCCTAAAGTCCCCGCAAAGCAGGCTGTTAAATTGCTTAGACGTGCAGAACGGTGCAAAGGGAGGAATAAGTAATGTTTAAAAAGGCAGAACGTAAAAGAAGCTATGTAAAAATTGCTTTGTGTGGTGTATCTGGAAGCGGTAAGACATATTCCGCATTATTGATGGCACAAGGGTTAGGCGAAAAGATAGCTATGATTGATACGGAAAATGGTAGCGGCGAATTATATTCTGATCTTTATGATTATGATGTTGCGCAAATTGTCCCGCCTTTTACTACTACGAATTACATCAATGCCATAAAAGAAGCGGAAAAGGCTGGTTATGATGTGTTGATCATTGATAGTTTGTCACATGTATGGAATGGAGCAGGTGGGCTATTAGAGCAACAAGAACAAATTGCCAGAACTAAATATAAGGGCAATTCTTGGGCTGCATGGAAAGATATTACGCCAATGCATGATAAATTAGTACAGACAATTTTGCAAAGTAAAATGCATGTTATTGTGACCATGCGGTCCAAACAAGATTATATTCAAACCGAAGATAAGAAAATCAAAAAAGTTGGTATGGCGCCTGTACAACGTGAGGGGTTGGAGTACGAATTTACTATCATGTTTGATATTGATCGTGAAAAACATGAGGCTACGGCAAGCAAAGATCGTACACGTCTTTTTGATAATTCTGTAGGTGTAATAACCCCGGAAATAGGAGCTAAAATACGGCAGTGGATTGAGCAGGGGGCAATAGCACATGAACCAGTTAAAGTGCCAGAGGAAGAAGCTGCAGTAAAAACTACTGAGTTTGTAAAATTTGATGGTACAAAATGTTATGTTCGTGGTAACGCAGGTTGGCAGAATGTAGAAGAAATGGGTATCGAAGGATTAAAATTTATTCTTTCAAAACCACAGTATGAGAATGCGCATTCCTGTGCAAAAGCGTGTCTTGATGCAATAGAAGCAGCAGAAGAGGCAATGGAATGAAAACCACGGTAAAAGATTTAGTTGTATTAAGGGGTACTGAAGGTATTGGCTTAATGGTATCGGTGCCCTTTAGAGAAGCAGAAGACGTTCAGAAGCTTCAAGAATCGATTAGACGAGGGAAAACCCTTGAGGTAGAAATAAAACCGCTCTCAAAGGCGCGAACGCTGTCAGCTAATAATTATTGCTGGCACTTATGCGATGAAATAGCTAAAAAGTTGTCGCAGGAAAAGGTTTACTACAGTAAAGAGGACGTGTATAGGGAAGCAATAAAAGATTGCGGGCCTTACAGAAACTATCATTTCATGGATAAAGAATCGCTGGAGTATATGATTAAAGGCTGGACTGCCGGCAGAGTTGGGCGAATTGTCATAGTAACTGGCGATTACGAAGCTGATTTTTATCTTGGCAGCAGGGAGTATAACCGTGAACAAATGTCACGGCTTATTGATTGCCTTCTGGCTATGGCAGAAGAGCAGGGCGTTAAGCTGAGACCTAGAGCTGACATCGAAGAAATGCTGAATAAATGGGGCAATAAAGATGATTCCAAAAGTAAAGCGGATACGGCTTAAAGGTGTCGCGCTTAAAAAACTTTGTGAAGCAGTATACGACCGTGATAGTGGGTTGTGTGTAAATTGTAGCCGCTTTGTGGAACCTGGCGTAAAACCTCACCACGAGCCGTTAAAGTCACAAGGTGGACAGGATAGGCTTGAAGATATGGCAATGCTTTGTAATGACTGTCATTACCTGCGCCACAATGCCGCCGAGGGCGTTGTAATTGGGCAAAAGGTAAAAGCGTATTTATCTACAAAATATGACCATCAGGAGTAAAGTGCTATGAATACTGGGTTTATTGCTTTACATCGAAAATTGTTAGATAGTACGATTTGGCAGGTTACGACAGTTGAGCAAAAAGTAATTTTAATCACCCTGCTTTTAATGGCAAATCACAGTGAAAAAAAGTGGTATTGGCAGGGTGAAGAATTTATTTGTCAGCCGGGACAATTTATAACCAGCTTACCTAATATTGCAAAAACTGCTGGCAAAAATCTAACAGTCCAAAATGTAAGGACTGCGTTAAAAAAGTTTGAAAACCTGAATTTTTTAACAGACCAATCAACAAAGACTGGAAGGTTGATAACTATAGTAAATTGGCAGGTTTATCAAGGTAAAAGGGAGGTCGATAACAGACAACCTAACAGTCAGCTAACAGACAGTCAACAGACACCTAACAGACAACCTAACAGTCAGCTAACATCTAACAATAATGATAATAATATAACAATGATAAACAATGATAATAATAATAACGCGCGCGCACGCGAGCAAACCAAAAATGGATTAGAGGTTAACGAAAAAGAAAAAGGTTTTGAATTATTTTGGGAATTATATCCGTCGAAAAGGAAAAAGCCTGTTGCAAGAATAACATGGATGAATATGCGTGTACACTCTGAAGAACAGTATGCATTGATTAATGCTGCTGTTGAGCGATACAAAAAAACTAATCAGTGGCAGGAGGAGAACGGAAGGTACATACCTGATCCTGATACGTTTTTGCAGGATGAACGTTGGACGGATGAAATCAAATTACCGAAATCAGTGCAAGCTGCTGACAAGGAAGCGCAAGAGAAAGACGAATGGATTGCAAAAAATAAGGAGCGCTGGGCAGCGATACCTCCAGAGAAAAGAAAATACAGACTGGCTTGTTTTATGGGGCTGGACTGGGAGGAAGTGAGGGATATGCCGTATGTTGGAACTTAGAGAGATAACGGTAGCGTATGAAGTGTGGCAGGCGGCGGGATTAAAGCCAAACTGGGGAAGCGAAGATGCAAAAAAAAATATTGAAAGGCAAACCCTGGAGCGTTATAAATACACAGACATTGAGATGTGGGGCGATACTGTTGATTATATCGCTGATAATAATAAATATTGGCCAACATGGGCAGATATTAATAATACTTTATCAATCCTACGACAAAATAAAATCGGTGCAGAGAAGAAGGCTATTGAGCGTAATTCTAAAGCGGCAAATGAGTTTGTTAAAAAGTTGTTTGCTGATCTTGCTGCCGGCAAAACATTTGGCGAACTACGGCAGCCAATAAGTGAGAAAGTTAGAGCTGCAGCAAAGAGGATTTTCCCTGACGCCGATGATAGCTTTATAAAGCGTAATTGCAGCGATATCAGCTTTATCGCCGACGTCGAACGAAAATGTGCTGAATGTATTAACACTGTTGATTGCCCATACAGCGGACATCAACCGTTTTTGAGAGTAGACAAAGAAAGCGGATTTACTTATGTGGTTGCTGATCGTGAGCGGTGTTATAAATATCATCCGTTAGTGCCTGATGTAGTACCAAAACGGTCAGCACGTCGTCAAGGTGATTTACTTAAAGTTTGATTATGGGAGCAGTGGTAACTATGAAAAAGTATGAATTAACAGCAGAGTTTATAGAAAAATGGGGCAAGAAATTATTTAGGATTAAGGCTTTAATTGGCTTTGGAAGTGTTGAAGCTGGTGAACTTGGTGGATATGTGGAAAAAGAAGATAACTTAGCGCAAAATGGCAACGCTTGGGTGTTCGACGACGCTGAGGTGTACGGCAACGCTAGGGTGTACGGCAACGCTAGGGTGTACGGCAACGCTAGGGTGTACGGCAACGCTAGGGTGTTCGACGACGCTTGGGTGTTCGAC